TTGGTATACAATAGTGTTCACAGTAGGTGGTAATGAGTATTTAACCACCTCTTGTACTCCTTCTTCTAGTTGTATTATTTGCGGAATGCTTTGGATTCGATAAAAACCGGGAAGATTACTTCTTCTTGGAATATATTTGCCAAGTCAAATAACAAAGATTGATTTGTATCCAACTCAGGAAGATTCGCAGTACCTGCTTGATTTACAACAGGATTCCAATTAGTACCACCGTTTCTAGTCCATATCCAATTTTGAACAAATTCTTTAACATTTTGGGAAGTATATCCAGATTTACTAATAGATTGTCTGTTATATACAATGGCTAATCTATCCAATGGAGCCAATTTATTTATTTTAAATACGACTCCCGGAACTAAATTCTCCCAGGTTTTTTCCCAATAAGGTCTAGTATCTTTTACTTCTTCTTTTTGTTCTGTAGTAGTTTGTTCTTGCTCTACCACATCATTTGGCATTCTTAATTCCATAAGTGTTCGTTCTCCTTATTTATTAATTTTTATCTACAAACTTCTCCGCACTCCTTCTTCTTACAAGTGTTGCAGAGGTTGTACCAAATTCTGATAAATCATTTACATTTGTAGCAATCATTTTACCTTTTGGAGTTATAATTATATCTCCATTAAAAATTCTATAAGGTGTTGCTACTACAAGTTTATATTCCACATTTACCCAATATCCCTCTCCATCTTTTTGGTCGAGTTGTTTTGATTGCGGAATTAAAACTCCTTTTATTTTTTGTTTTTCTGTTATATTATTAGGTCTTCCCTTTTCATTAAATCCGTGAACAATGTTTCTCTCTACATAAATATCTGTATAGCCATCTTGTTTATTAAAATTACTAAATGATTCAATTACTTGGTGGAACGCACCTAATTCTGGAATTTTTTTATTCATACTTAAATAAATGTTATATTATACATTATAGAAGCACTTCCATAATAGCACTTATCGTTGTCAAAATCTATCATCTCCGGTTCTGTTGTTAAACCATTATTACCAATGCTTAATACAGCAATTTGTGATTTAGTACTAGGGTCTATTACTCTAATTTTAGAATCTGCCCCTCCCCAACCTTCTGTTGTATATATTCTTCCTTTATGAAAACAACATCCTTGAATTATATTCTGATAATCTGTTTGCCAGCTATCCAAAATATCGTATTCTTGAAGTGTAAATACAGGAACACCGTAAGTTGCATTATATACTCCCTCTGTAACATCTGGAAGTCTAAACTTGTGCCAATATATTAGATTTTTTGATGTATACATTACATAAGTATATAATACTTTATTTTGACTATCTACAACAAAATTACCATAAGGTCTTATTTCGTTACTAGGTGTCCATAAAGCTGGATTATTTGCGAACCCAACCTTTATAACTTGTGTTAATGTATTTTTCCAAGACATTGTAGAAGCTGCACCTTCTCCCATTGATTTAATTTCACCATCAACAACTAATTGTGGAGAAACATTCCCTGAGGTATCAAATACAATTCTTATTTGGAATACGGAGCTACCCAAAGTTATTATATCGGATTTTGTAATTGTTGTTCCCGCAGATATAGCTGTTCCAGGACCTGGAGTTATGGAAGTTGTGCTATTAATATATCTACCAACATAGTTTCCACTAGAATTATAGCAACATACATAAAAAGGTGTATTGTTAACCTTAAAATTAGTGGTTATACTACTTAATTGTATATATCCTGTTCGATACCTGTTCGTGCTATCAAAAGCAAGACCTTCTTGTCCAGAAATACTACCAGCCTCTAGTGTTGTAAATGTCTCTTGAGCTCCTGTATTTTCGTTTTGGGCATACTCCACTTTATATACGCAACATTCCCCAATATGTTTATCTGTTGTAGAAGACGCATAAGTATTATATATATTAGAGTATAAATATGCTGTTGTTGCCCCAGAAGCCTTTATTGAAAAGGATGATGGCACAGCATTATTATAGCTTGCTACAGCAACATACATAATATTTTGGTTTATACTTAACATAGTGGAAGCAGTAACAACCTGTCCAGCATTTAGCCATTGTCCATTTCCAACAACAAGACCGTTGAATTCTGTGCTAATTTGACCTAAATACTTGTCGTTGCTGTCGTAACAAGATATTAGGTAAGGACAGTCGGATACACTAATAGACAAATCAGGGTATTCCACCAAAGAAAATTTAGGAGTTATTGCTCTTCCTCCCTCTTTGGATGCCCCAGTATTAGAATCATATGTCATACCAGCGGTCCAACTGAATTGTAATTCCTGTTGTCCACTAGAACGAACAGTATAAAAGGACATTGAATTGGAGTGAGGTAATAATAAATGAGACTTATCGTATGTCATTGTTTGAACCAAAGCCCCATTAGTTAAATTTCTTATATACACATTTCCCGAACCATCACCCCTAAACACTAATCCATTATATATGGCACCATCTTGTCCAGATTGGTTGTACAATTTTGTCCACTTATATACATCGTTGGTAGACAGAACCTTACTTGGATTTGCGTAATAAAAATAATAGTTGCCCGAATTGTCCTGTTTTGTGTATAATGTGGCACTCTTATCCCCACTTTTTAGAAACGAAACGGTGTACAAGCCATCCTCTAAATTAGTTGAAGCATCCGAATTAAGTCCTATTTGAATATTTATTTTTTCCAGCTCACCCTTTAAACCCAACACCTGTCCAACAGTTGTTTGCGGATACAAGGTTTCCCCTGCTTCGTTATGTAATGTTGAATATACTTCTGCCATTATTCTTCTACTCTCACTGAAATAGTTTTTATTGGTTTATCTGTAACCAAAGTAACATCGGATTCTAATGCCGTCTTTGGTAACTGCGGTACATCTAATTCCATACATTCATTAAATGTCCATTCTAAATCATATCTTTTATACCACTGACCGTGTATGAATTCTTTAACATCTGGGTCTATATTTCCCTCTGTATATAAATACATTCCCTGACTATTTAAATAATCCATTATGTAGTCAGCTCTTATAAGACCTCTTAGTAATAATCCTATTTGAGTTCTTTTTGCCCCATATATTTCGACTTTTAATCTTAAAAACCTGTTCTGAAACATTCGACCATTCTCTTGTTTAAATGCTTCTATATAGTCTGGGTCAAAATAAACTTTAAAATAAATTAATGTATCGTCTGCTGTGATGCCATTTGTTGTAGTTGTATAATCTACATCTTCTTCGGTGTGTGAAGCAAACCCTACATCATTTAAATAACTTGGTCTTATATTATTTCGTTTTACTTTTGGCAACATACGAGCCAACATTTCCTGAAAGAAGTCTTCATATTGTTCTTCTGTTTTTCTTTCTGGAATAAAGTCCGTCCGCTGTTGCTTAATTTGTCTTTTATTCATATTAAATCACGCCATATTTTTAGATATACGAGGAGTTAGTAATTAGGTTATATAAATACCTACCTAACTATTTCTATCGACTACAAGCCCTCTTATTGCCTTTCTAAGTTCCCCGGTATCTATTAATGGTTGGCCACTACCTTTACCTTTTATGTATACAGGTTTCCCCGACACCTTATTTATCATCCACCCACCGTGAACAGTTATTGGAGCATTTGGAGTCCAATTATTATCCTCTGTAAAATAAGACTTGGTCCAAGTTTCTACTCTTAGTGCTAACCTTTCCATTAGCATATCTGCTTGGGATACATTTCCACTCAATAAAGCATCGAATATTAACTTAAACATTTCTCTTATCTTATCTTCGTGTTTATTGACAACAGGCTCTAGTAACTTTCTGGCAGGTATATTCATTCTAATTGACCCGGCTTCCATTATTGCTAATATATCAGCATTTGTTAATGGGTCTTTGTCGTCATCATCGTCTTCTTTTGGTCGGACTGATGTTGTTTTAGGTATTCCAAATTTAACAACTTTTGTATATTTAAGATTTGATAATGGACCCTTGCCAGATTTCTTAATATCTACCTTCATAGTTAGTTAGCTACAATAATTCCAACCCAGCCACGCTTCAAAGACATTGCTACGAGTTGCCTACCATAACCTGTCTGATACCAGAATTTATATGCTGGGTTATCTTCAAATGTTTTATCTGTTTCATAACTATATGAAATAGAATCAACACTTCTAGAACTCATTACACCACCTGTTGCTGCATCAGCCCCAACGGACTGCACAAAAGTTGGGTCAGTGATACAAATATAGTGTGCTACTGCTAATGCCATAGCCATATTATATTCATTTCCCCAATAACTGTATGGTAATGTTCCTTCACATATACTTACGAACTCATTAAATGCTTCGTTATTAACTTCGTCATTTACCCAATCTTTTAGTTTTGGACAATATATACCGAAGTGAGTTTTTGTGAATGGTTTAGGTGGCTTTGATGTGCCAGGTACTCCATAAACTCCCATATATTCACCAATTAGTCTTGTTTATAGACTCTTTTTAATGTTCTATTTTCAATTAGTTGTTTAATATTTTCTGCATTAACTTGTTCTTCAGTTAATTCTACAGGTTTACCTGGAACAAATTTAATAAAACTTTGTTTATCTGTTGCCCATAATCCCCAAGTTTTGTCTACGGTACCATCTTTGTTTTTCTTTGACTTAAAGTTAAGAGATGTTACAACTGTTACTGGTTCGTTGGCTTCATACCAACCTGCTTGAAATTTTTTTGACATAATTTGTTCATTCTCCTTATATAAAGTACTTATACTATAATTATACACTTATTGTTATAAAAAAGAAAGGTCCGTATAAAACGGACCCTTCTTTTCATTAAGGATGAATGTTAGTATGTTTAACAGTTATGACACTGCTTAACGCTTATTCTTCTTCGTTTTGTGATGGACCTGTGAAATCCCAATAAGTAACAGCACCAAACACATTAGCATTGTCGTTGTAAGGCATTTGAATATCTGAAATTTGACCTACAAACAATGTTGTGTAACAGAATTTATCTGTGTTAGGACCTGTATAGTATGCTTGAATTGGGTATGGCATATCCATTCTTACGAAGTCTTCGTCTTTGCGATATACAACAGCTCTGCCGGCATTGTTTTGACCTTTGCCATTGAGTCTTGCTCTACCACGAATATTAATTTTAATTTCCTGACCAGCCGCATTAGCTTCATCTGTAGCCACATTGTGCTCTCTTAAGAAGTTTCTCAATGTGTCTGTATAGAGTTCACTGTATCTGCTAGACATAACAGCTGAATCGTTCATTGGCAACAAGATTGTATCTGGCAACATACTCAAATTGTTATTTGTTTCATTTAAGTAATAAGTAAAGATACCGTTGAAGAATGATACGATTTCTTCGTCTGTCATTGCATCTAATCCAGATTTAGATGTGTCTTGTGTACCTTGTGGAACGACAAATTTTTGTACATCTGGGTGATTGATAAGACCACCTTTTTGTCCATCACCTTCGTATGCAATTGTGTCAGCAAACAATTCGAAGTCTGCCAAGATAATATCTTTATAAATTGCTTCAATTGATTTAGTAAAGTTTACTTTATTCAATTTATCAATTTCAATAAATTTAATATCGTAAGCAATTTCGTACAAGTGTACATTAACTGCTTTGTGTTCCAAACTAGCATTTACTCTTGGAACTACATTGGCATTGTTAGGGAACAAATTTTGTTGTGGTGTAGAACGACCTGCCCAGTCAACTGAGTAGAAGTCTACATAGTCTACCAAACCGCCACCAACTTTTACAGGAATATCTACAGCATAAGTTGTATTAACTTTTGGTTCGTAAACTTTTTCGTGCATTTTGCTGAGTGTAGAAGTTACAAAAGCAAAGTTAGCATCGTGAAGTTTTTGTTTAGCAGGTGTGTCATAGTTTTTCGCGAAGAAACCTGGTGACATATCTTTCAAAGTAATTATACCTGCATTTACACTTTGAAACATATCGTGGTCAACAATTCTTACTTGGTTGCGTAAATTGTTATTCATCATATTATGCAAATTCTCCTTTATACTTAATTATAGTGTTTATCAACACGAACAACAGTCAAGTTGCCATCTGTAACACCTGTAAATCTCATATTAGTGAAAGCGATGTTTGCACCAGATTCTGCTGTATATTTTTGTTCTGTAATATTGTAGTATACTGGTTGTCCTTCCAATGGAGCCGCACCTGTATATTCTACAGCTACCTCACCTTGTACTACACAAGCACCTTGTTCACCTGGCATAAATGGTGTACCGCCTTTAGATTGTGGGAAGCAAGGGTCAAGTTTTACAAGAGTGTCCAAACAAATGCCCGCAATTTTGTTAGTATAAGAACCTGCTGATTCCAAACTATCTACAGTTTTGTATACTTGCGCAACATCTGTAGTTACCAATGGTTGACCAGCTCTGATACCGTCTACTTCGTCTTCGTGTACTGTAAATGTTTTTCTAATAGTGTCATTTACATTAACTTCGTGACCAAGTTTTAATTGAGCAAAGCCTTTAATTCCATAAATTCTTGCCATTATTTAAATCCTCCAAAATTCTATTTTATATTTATCTTTGTTCTTTTAGTTTCTTATCAAAACGCTCTTGCCAAGCATTTTGGAAAGTTGGTGCTTCTGGCATTGCTGAGTCTTGATTTTTAACGAGTCTAGCATAAGGACTTATACCAGCATCTGAAAGTGCTACATCGTCGTCTTCGTCACAGCCATCATCAATAGTAATGTCTTCGTCAGCATCGTAAAGAATAGATTCATTAGAATCAACAGCTTCTTCTACAGCTTCTTCTACAACATCACCTGCTACTTCTTCTGCTACAGCTTCGCCAGGTTCTTTAACTTCAATTGTAGTTTTAACTTCTACAACTTTACCGGCATCTTCAGTAACTACAGGTTCTTCTACAGGAACTTCTTCTACAACATCTTCTTCTGGAATTTCTTCCACAATAGGTTCGTCGTCTTCAACATCAATATCCATATCAGTATCTGGTACAATGTCGAACTTACCAACAAGTTGTGTGAGCAAGTCAATGATTGTGTCCACTTTTGCTTCAAGTCCACCACCTACTGCTGGTTCGCCTGTAGAAAATTCTCCAATGTCGTCATCGTCTTCAAGTTCTTCAACTTCGATTTCCGCACATTCGCAAGGTTCTTTTTCAACTAAAACTGAATCGCCATTTTCGTCAAGTTGCTCTTCTACTTCAATGATTTCTTCGTCTGAAGCGTCACGCAATCTTTTTAACAATTCTGGTGACATTTTAGTCGCTTTTGAACGGTTTTTCATTCCGTGTCCTCCTAAATTATTATCAATATTATTTCTATCCCTTATAGTAGCACATCCAGCTCTACCACTATCCACAAGGGCTATGTGGTTTCCTCGAATGTTCTTCATATAATATTTTCCATCTGGACCTTGAATAATTTCTGTATCATAGCCCAGGGATAAATCTCTCTTTTCCCCAGAAAGTATTAGACCAATAATCTCTGGGTCAAGTACAACCAATGTTCCTATAAGACAGTCTGAATCTTCCCCTGTTCCTCTACGAACATCTCTTAAATAACCGTATTGTAATTTTTTATAGTTTGTAGTACAAACATCATCTTTTGGATGGTCGTTACAAAGTGGTTTATTCTCGAAAGATGCCATAGATTTTGGGTCAAATACATCAGCTTCATCCCTATAAACTTCAACAATTTTGTTAAAATCCCCATTAGGAATAATTTCACTTTCCCTGTACTTATAAGCCCCGGTACGAGCTAATATGCAGTTATTACATATTAGCTGACCGTTATTATCTTTCCATTTATTGTCACTAATTCTTGTTCCATAAGTGACATTTCTATCTAATATTCTCATATATAATCACTTTCCAGAATATAATCGCATTCCAGATATAGCATTTTGGTATTTCGCCATTAAGTCATCTATTTGTTGTGCTAATGCCGAACATTTATTATCCCCAAAATGGTACATATTGTTAGTAGCGTCAGTAAGTAATCTAAATGTGTTAGTGTATCGCTGGTCAAAAGTTCTAGCAAAATCTTTTGTCTTATTTTTATTTATATTGTCAATTTCTTTAGTCATTTGTGCCTTTACTTGCAACCCCGTTTTATACAATTCATTAATTATTTGATTGTCATTACTTGCCAATAAATGTCTGCTATGTGCAGAATTAGCTCTATCCAAACGACTAGCTGTTTCGGCAAGTTTACGAGCAAGTTGAGCTAAGGCATCTGAGTCTTTTAACCTAACCTTATCTTTGGCTTCTGAAACAGAATTGGCGTCCACAATAAACATTCTGTTTTTATAATTTACTTTATATTTCATATATTATAATTCCTTTATATATTAATTATACTATATTTATTATTAAATAATTTTTATTTATCTTTTTGAGTATGTTATTGTATAGCCATTGTATTTAAAGTTTTTGGCTTCTTTTATAGCTTTCTGTAACTCTGAAGCAAATTGTTCGGCTTTATTAGTATCTACTGTTCCAATGCTTCCCCAATTTACACCCATTTGTATAGGTTTTTCCTTGGCAGACCAACCGCTGTCTAGTTGTGAGATCTCAGTGTTTTTGAGAACAGACCTATTGATTCTATTTATTTCCTGCCACAAATCGTAGTAATCAACAGTTTTATCCGCATCTAACAATTTAACTTTATCTTTAGCTTCTTGTACGCTATTAGCATCCACAATGTGCATTTTGTTTTTGTAAGTTACTTTATACTTCATATATTACCTCCCTGAGTTATCAACATAATAACCCTTGTACTTATCACTTAACTCTTCATAAATCTGAACAGCTGTATTTAATTCCTTTTGTGCCTGTCTTATGTCAGATTTAGTTTCCAAGACAAGGAATGTTCGTTTAAAGTATATTGAAAACTCAACACGAATAGGTTTAGAGGACACAGGATAACCTACAACAAAAAATTTGCCTATCCGCCCTTTACTATTATATTGGTCAACCACAGCTCGTAGCTCTTTATCAGGTATAATAATTCTGTCAGATGCGTCTAACAACTTAGCATCCCAATTTTCTTTCGCATACTGTTTAACCTGTGAAGCAGAAGCATTTTCCATAAGGCGTTTCTTAGTTTCAAGTTCAACTATCTCATATTTATCTTTATTACCAACTGCGGCATAATTTTGTATAATAAATGTTTTGCCACCAGATTTAATTTTCCAACCCTTAACACCGGCAGGACCTTTTACAGGTTTAATGTTTTCGTCTTTAACACTATTATCAATCATCTTAATAGTTCTTGTCCAGCCATTAGGAATCTGATTTGTTTCTTTTGCTAGTACATAATATATGAGTTTTTTATTTTGACTGAAATCTATTACCGCTTTATGTCCATTATAATTTTTTGAAAGTTTATCACCTTGTTGTGAATAACCTAATTTTTTAAGCTTGTTTATCCAAGATTCTTTATTATAAGGTTCTTTTGTGATGTCTAATACTCGACCTACACTAGTTATATCACCTTGCAACTCTCTATTTGCTTTACCATAATCTGACCTAATATCGTAATCGGCATCACGAAGTGTTGTAACACCTGTTTTAAACTGTTTATCTAAATCGCTTAATATTTTTAATGCTTTTTGTTTAAGGTCTGATTTTATTTTAGGGTCCGCAGATTTTATAATATCTTCCATTTGTCCAACATAACCAAGTATAATTGCTTTAGGTTGTGCCCCAGCTTTTTTCATCTCTGTTCTGGCTTTTAATGGAATATCTTCCATTAATTTATAACTATCTTTATCTGACCTATAGTCTTTAATAGCAGAATCTGTTTCCCCACGCATCCAGCGCTTGTAGCCTTCTACTTTACCGTACTTCTTATCAAGATAGTTCATTGTGGCAAAATTGTTAGCCGTCTGTATCGCTTTTTTCTCAGAGAATTCAACGGTACCCCCACCTGTAAGAACCTTCTTACCTGTTGGATTATTCTTTGTTACAAAGAAAATAGTGTAAGGGTGGTTTGGAAACTTACCCTTGACAACCCAATAATTGTCCCCGTACGAGTTTGATACCTTTTTAATAATACGCTCTACAATAATATCTGATGAATCCATTAATGTTTTATTTAACGGTACAGTAGAAGAATCCCTAAGTTGCTTGAGTCTATCTTCCGCAAATTTAATTTGTTGTTTTAAGTCTGAAAGTCCGAGGGGTGAAATATCTCTTTTTTGTTTTGCTGATAGTGACGACCATCTATTTACATATCTTTTCATTTCTGCAATGGCGTCTTTTAGATATTCCTTATCCTTCTCATTAGCAAATTTGTTATAAGCGTCACCTATTTTAGGTTCATACACTTTTATTTGTTTACTACAATTAGGTTTTACAAAAGCAAATGTATCACCCATTTTTATTTTGTATTGTTTTGGCATATATTACCTACCTTTAATATAGTTTATTTCATAACTCTAATAGTTTTATAGGATATTCCATCTTTATATCTTTCGTTAACAACCTCGTAATTCATATGCTCGCTATCTAATAAAACTTCACCTTCGCCAGAGTTGTTTAAAGAGCACATAGGAACACCTGCATCTACTAAAAATTCTATAACCTCCACAACTCTACCTTCGTTTTCTGGTATTACCATATCACTATATATAGAAGCGCTTGTTAATGGATTTTTCTCTAATCCTGAATTATTTTTTACCGTGATTTTATTATTGGTTCTGTATAGTTTAATATTTTTATCCATAGGTCGCATACTTTGTTTTAAAGTTGCTACAACATCCTTGTCTTCTGGTGTTTGAGTGCCTTGTCTAAATCTTTGTAATATGTTTATACCCTGATTAGTATATTTATTGCAAGCGTCTTTAAAGAAGGGGTAACCAACAGCGTCTGCATTTTCTCTAAGCAAATGAGTTAGGTCTGATGGGTGTGATAAGGTTTCATAATGTCCTATAGACTGCGAGTTACTGCTTTCAGACCGTTTTCCTGTTGGGTTATTGCTTTTCTTTTTTATACCTTGCTGTACAATTTTATTTGCCTGCTCCTGTGACCAGTTCTTCCAGTCCTCTGAACCATAGCCAAGCTCTTTTAATTTTGCATAAGTCATAGGGGACAAACGGTCGTCCTTAATTACAAATAATTTATCTCTAATTCTAATTTTATATACTTTCATACATTCTCATTAATACGGTATTGTAGCATCTGGACCCCATTTACTACCCGAACCATCCTTTCCCCGAGTTCTGTAATATCTAGGTGTTCCATAGTCATCAAATTCTACCGTATACACCACAGATTCTCCGTTTTTGAATTTAAATCTGGCTAAGCCGTCTTCAAAATAAGCATTCTTAATATTTTCCAGTTTTAGTTTGCCGTGCTTAATTAACCTATTAGCCAGGTCTGCCACACAGGAATATTTATCTTCTTCGTCATCCGTATCCATTTCCCAATCCGTGTCGAATGTAAGAATGTTATTTGGTTGGTCTTCGCTAAAATATTTTAGTTCATTGATAGAATTTGCTATGTTATCATTTTGTGTGGACTGTCGTTTCGTCGTGCGCTGTTTATCTTGCTTACCCTGTGTGTCAGCAATTAATTTTTGGAATTTAGCTTTGTATTCACCAAGCCCTTTTAGTGCCCATTTAACTCTACGAATGGCTGTTATGTTGTAGCTGTTGTATTCGTGCCATCTATTAAACATTTCTTGTTTATAAGCTTTAGCAGATTGTGCCTGCTGTCCAAGTTCTTCACCCCCACTCCTCATAAATTTTTCATAATCTTCGGGGTGCTCCTTCCAATGATAGCTATCCGGTGAAAATAGCTGTGAGTCCCTACGGGTATGACCAAATTGCTCTGCTAACTTTTGACCTTTTTCTATAATGGCCTCATACGCGTGAGTGGCATTATCTAGGTCGTCTCCTGCCTTTTCCTCTTCAGCCTTCTGTTGTTTTGCGTAGGATGTATCGACAGCTTTTTGGAGTTGCAATTCCGCACTATTTATAAGCTGTAGGGCTCCTTGGGCTTCGTTATAACAGGTATTAAAATTTTCAGATTTTTTGTGTTTTCTACACTTGAGTAGGGCATCCTCTACATCTTGCAGAACACGGTTTATAGAGGTTTTAATGGCTTCAGCAGATTCTGCGTTATTCACGGCTTGTATACCTAAATCTATGTGTTGTTGTGTCTGCTGTGTTTTGTTTTGGGATTCTGTTGTAGAACTCTGTTTTTTATTTTCTTCTTGCCTACCCTGTGCAACAACTTTGTTAGCGTGTTCTTGGTCCCAATCCTTCCAATCTTCGCTTGTATAACCCATTTCCTTGAGTTTTGAGTATGTCATCGGGGAAAGTCTGTCGTCATTTAATTCAAATAGTTTATCGCCTACTTTTATTAATTTCATATATTTCTCCTACTATATAATATATACTATATTATATCTTAAACTTCTTAATAAACTGTTCTTTAGAATATTTAATTATATTTCCTCTTACTATTTTAGCATTATATTTTCCACCGGAACCTTTTATATATGTGCTCTCTATTTCCAGGTTTTTTGCTACTTTAATAGGAAATTTTATGTCGTCCAATTCGAATACCGGAAGACTTATGCACCTACAATTTGGATATTCTCCTGCGTGTGCCGGACCCATTTTATCTAATGTTGGTGCATCGTTCCAAAATACTAATACACCGTCCATCATTTTGTGACTTGGTCTAACTCTTTGGTCTGTACTAGTTGACCATATATATGCTTTAATTCCTAAAGATTTTGCTCTTGTTTCAGTTAGTGCCGCATTTATTTTACTGCTTTCTGTTCTTATAATAAGTTTGGCTCTTTTACCTAACTGTTCTTTAAGTATTCTTTCTGCTTCTGTTCCTCTTAGACCTTCACCTTTCTCGTATGCTTTTTGTAATTCTTTAACAACATTACCAGATATGTTTTTTATTAAAGACATATTCTCTACAAATTTATCCATATAAGGTTTGTAGATTCTTTTTTCTTGTATTAAAGAAGGTAATGCGTTAGCAAACTGTTTTTCTAATTTAGTTCTGTCGGCAATTCCTTTTTTGGTATTAAACATAGCCGACATTATGTTTAAGAACCCACCACGATTTTTAGATAACAATGAATTTGTATATCTTCTTATAGTAGGTTCTATTTTTTTAATGTCTATTTTATCTAATACCTCTATAAAGTCTTCTACTGTTTCTATTTTCTTTTTCTTTGTAGCAGACTTTATAGATTTATTGTATAAATTTAATACAGCATTAAGAAGTTTCTGTTCATCTTTTGTTCTTGGCTGTAATTTTCTTCTATTTGCTAGTTTGTTCGTTCTTGTATATTTTTTCATTTATTTTTATCTTCTAAATAAACTCCTCGAGCAGAGCTATCACTTTTAGTGAATAGTTTAGTAGCTGGAATAACTAGTTCCCCACCACCGTCTATTTTAATTACATATTCACCACCAAAAACAGGAGTCCAATTATACTTAGCTATCTTACCAAAAGAATCTCTTTTGCTTGTACCATAACTAACCCTAACTTTTTTACCAATATGTTTTTTAGGGTCTACATTTGGTATGGCATCCTTTGTTTTAACTATTTTAATATAAGCCATAATTATTTGTTCCTTTTAAATATTTTATCTATTAACCTAATATTTTTGGTTATTACCTGTGGTTCTAAAGATTTATAGTCGCTGTCAACTAATTCCTCTTCCTCTTCCATATTAGGTTCATTCATATTGTCTAATTCCATACCGTCAGGACTTTCTTCTTCGGCTTCATCTGTTTTCTTAGCCTTTTCCTTATCCCTATCAGTGATATTAGTACCAAAATCTGTTTTCTTTTGAATTTGTTGTATTTCCTCAAGAGCTGTCTCTCTTGTCATAATACCCATATCCACTAAACTATTTACAGAGCTTATTGTATTACTTAACAGACTTGATTTCTGGTCTTGTGTTGGTTCAATTAGGCTTACGAATTCATAGTCTAGATTTTTAGGAATCTGTATTCCTTCTGAGGCAAATATTATAGGTAATAGTTTATCTATAGCAGGTCTACACATTTGTTCCTGCTTACCTAATATAGTTTGTGCGTAAAATGTTAATTCCGCTGGACTATCACTACTAAGACCACCTTTTGTATCACCATATAATAGTACTTTTGGCATTTCTGCCGCACCGGCAATGGTGTCTTTCTGAACTTCTAATATTTCAGATAATCCACTAAAACCATATTCGTATCTATTGTAGTCATCTTCAGTATCCAATAATACCAAACTATTTACTGTTCTATATGTATTGAGACCAGATAATGTACCTGTGAGTCTTACTTGCTGTTCGGCATTGCCACCTGCTAAACCAGACATTAAAGAACGCATACCACGAACTTTTACTATTTCTAATAAAGACTTATCCAGTAAAGAGTTAATGGCATTTTTTGTTGTTTCGTGAGCTAATAAATCTTGGTAGATATGTTCTAGCTCACTCAACCCCCAACCCATTAACATTGATTCTAACATTTTAGAGGATTTGCGGTTAACCCATCTTATTACTCTGCTGTGATGGGCTTTAACCCCTATGCTATGCTGAGTTGAACCTGTGCTATAAAAATCAAATGTATAGTATTTAGGTGTTCCATAGTCTACATTTCTAAAGTTTGTAACAACTTCTGGGGATGGACTTAAACCCCACCATCTATCTGTTGTTTCTAACCTTATTTTAGAACCCTTTCTTATATTTGAAATATTTAAAGGTTTTGTTAAGTCTTCTTCACCGTCGTCCACCATAATTAATGATGCCGCGCCACCATACAATCTGCCCTGCTGTGTGGCATATATGCAGGATTCCTTTAATTTATTTAATTTCTTGTATACTCTTGTTAAGTCTTCTGGCTTTACTTCACCTTGTACATCAATTCCCTTAGACCACATATCTTGGGACATTTTGTCAATAACCCTTCTAAAAATCCAAGAGCTGTGATATGTGCTTAAACATTCTTGTCTATTTAATGTTATTAGGTTTAATTGAAATTGACCAGCATTTAAAGTGCCGTCATAAGAACCTGTTCCCATAATTGGATTTCCAAAGGAACCGTCCATAATAGCGACACTTCTTAATATATCTGAGTGTTCCAAAGCGGTGCTAATACCCTGACCCATATTATTTAGCTGTGTCTGAGTATTAGCATCTAACTTAGGGACATTACTAGAAGTAATCCTTTCTGTGACACTTATTTTGTTATTGGGTTTTCCATCAGATATTTGTATTCTTAACCTATCCGCCAAATTACCGTGAATCACTATTGACTCCTTCTATTAGATAACAGTACCAGAAACCTCTACAACTCTTGCACCTTTCTGTGTTTGCATAACAACATAAATAGGTGTAAATCTTCTTTCCAGTCTGTCTTTTTGTGTTATTGCATTCATTGGTACAGCTGTTACCAAAAATCCTGCTGGCATTGGTGTACCATTTGTAATAATAGAGAATTTTCTACCGTTGTATATTTTAGTTATATTTGCCCCGGTATAAGTAGAATCCATTTCTACATAACCGTTTGTTTGATATCTTGTTAATAGAGATTTGATTCTTGTTAATACTACTTGAAGACCTTGTTGTGTAAGATATTGTTTTTGTGTCATTACATCTACAAGGGCATTAGCAATATCATTTTCTACTGCCATACAGCCAAAATCTGTATCAATACCAACACCATTAGTTAGATTTCCACCAAACAATAATATTCTATTTCCGACTTTACTTACAAAGTTTGCTACACTTGCAAGGGAACCCTTACTAAATAATGTTCCTTGGGAAGGAATTCCCATTTCCTCGTCTGTTAAATCATCAAACGCTTCATAAGTTTTACCTGTAGAATCTTGTAATTTTATTGTAACCGGTGTATAGCAGATATCAGTTACTGTGGCACTTCCGTCCAATGCTATTCTTGATGTATGTGAACCCACCAATAAACCAATATCTAGTACATTAGAGTTTGTGCTTTGTGCTTTCAATTTAGTATAAAACGCTACAACACCGTAATCAGATAAATCGTTTATTGTTTGTTTATTACTTGTTGTAATAACCAATCTTTTATTTAATGGTGCTTTTATATTATCAATTTTTTCACATATAGCTTTTATGTCCGCACTGCTTGAAATAGCGTTGTTGCTTGCTACAATATATAAACAATCGTTGTGGTTTGAACAAATATTATTTAATATTGTGTCGAGTGTGTCTTTATTATATTTATAGAGTGCTATTTTGTTTCCACCGTTATCGAAAAATACCTCTACACTCTTAGCAATACCGTTAGTATCTGATGTACCATAGGCGGTATTAAACTCTGTCCAATTATTGTATACTTTTCCTTCTTCCGCACCGCCAATATCATCGCTTTTTACAAGATATACAACGGTTTCATAACCTGTTATAGCAGAACTTTCTGTATCTACTACATTTAAATCTACCTTTACTATTTTATCTACTGCAATACTCATTTATTACCCCCTTATACCAAGGCACCAACATAAGGTTGGTCGTCGATTTGTCTACAAATGAATGCAAATGACCTATTTCCAATGCTGGCAGTTAAATCTTGCCCTGGAATTCTTGTAGGGAAACAGTCGTAGGCTGTAACATTAACTACACCAATTGTATCTGTAATAGTTATTGTTGAAGCCGCTTCCCTTGGGTTTTGTCGTGCCTCTTGTACAAATCTCATTAAATCCTGAATATGTGGACTTGTTTGCCCTAATTCAATTGTAATAGTTCCATCCAAGGCTTTATTGTGAGTAAATACCACACCACCATCTTGGAAAGACTGTTTACCAAACATATCATTGTCATAAGAATAAGAAACAGAGCTAAATTGTGAGCCCGCAGACATTGAAATATCTGATGTTCCACCTGCTTCTGCTTGTTCTTGCAATGTTAATGTGCCCAATACATTGTTTTGTATTGTTACAGTAACATCCGCCAAAGAATATACTATTGGTTTCATATAATTTCTCCTTATTTATTATTGATATCTATAATATCTAATTTTACTATATATATAAATTATACATTTTAAAAAATCCGGTATTTTTTTATTTATTAAATTTTAAAATAATTAAAATTATTTTTACAAAAATACTTGACAAACCATATATTATAGTATATACTATAAGTACAAACACAAAGGAGGACAAATATATGTCTAAACAAAAATATCTTGTAACACAATTCGGAAAATCTTATATTCCTACAAAATCAAACAATGCTAAAACCATTGTGTGTAGTTTCGAAAAACATAATTATCCTGTATACGAAATTAACAATGTTAATTATTCGTCTAATCAACTAACAACAAAACAAAAAATACAAGTATTAATCGACGATGGATTTGTAGTGGAAGTCTAATCTTCCACCACATCTTACATATAGTATATTGGAGGATTTACAAATGACAAAAGAAGAAAGACTTGAAATGCAAGAACTTGGAAAGGCAATGATGTACGACATTCTTACAAAAGAACAAGAAAATCGTTATTGGGAACTTAGTGCTAAATCATACCAAGAATACTACGAAGAGAACGAACCTCTTATTAAGGCTTGGTACAACGAAAACCTTAAAGGTAAAAAAGTGTCAGAAGTTCCAATGGAAGATTTGGAATTCTACAGCGATTGGTACAAAGATGTTTATGGTCATAGACCAAGATTTTATATGGAGGTGTTTCAATGAACTACACAAAATATGACTGGAAATTCTATGTTATGGAAAACGAGCAGGGTATTTTTAAAACGGCTTATGCTGAAAATGTTGGTCAATGTGAACAACTCCTTATAAAACTTTTTGGAACTGCTGAGGGATTCACAATAGACGAATATGCCAGCGAAAGAGACTATCTTAACAATCTTTAATGGAGGATATACTAATGAAACAAATTAATCTTAAACTTAACGAAAGACAAGTAAATATGCTTATAGCAATTTTGGACAAAGAAATTTTGGACACAAACAAAACAATAGCATTGAAGAACAAGATGTTTTCCAATTTTAGTTCAACTGTTCCTAACTATATTAAAGAACAAGAATTGGACAGTTTGGACAAATATATTGACCGACTCAAAGGTATAAAGAAAGCATTGGAGGTTAAATAATATGCCAAATAAAATTCAACAACAAATGGAACAACTTAAACTTGATTATGAACAACAAGCAAAACAATTGAAGGAACTTTACAAAGAAAGGCGAGCAGAGCTGGAAGAACAACTTAAACAAGAACGAGCCAAACAACGCTTATTTATACCAAAAGAAGGTGAAAATTATTGGTTTGTATATGGTGATGGTTCTGTTGGATGTTGCCTTTGGGTGGGTTGTCCAGATGATGAAAACAGATTTTCGTTGGGAAATTGCTATAAAACACAAACAGAAACAAACTTTGTCAGCAAAAAACTACTTGTAGATGCTGAACTTAGACGATTTGTCCTAGCACACGACCCAAGACCAATAACGAAAGAAGATTGGAAAGACCACGACCTTAGAAAGTATTATATGCTTTGCAGAACTAGAGACAATCACATTGAAATTGATTACACTTTTAATAATAAAAGAGCTAATCAAATATATGCCAGCGATTCTAATACACTGAGGAAAGCAATTCAAACTATTGGTATGGACAAAGTTCTTAAATATCACTTCGAGGTGAAAGATGAGGAAACAACCTAAAATTACACATACAATGCAAAAAGTAGCGGTAGATATTTTAGAAGATTTGGAAGTATATTTTATGAGCATTGACAAAGACAAAGTGCCCGAAGAATTATGGAATATTTACAAAGAACACTATAAAAAATATGAATTAATGGATGACCCATTTACACATATGGTATGTACAACAAAAGATTATTTTAAATTAAATGAAGAATATATTAGACAAACAATGATAGAAAGATTTGGTTATTACGAAGAAAGATAAAATAAAAAAGACCTACATTAAAGTAGGTCTTCTTTTTTGTCGTCTTGTTTACTAAGTTTTGCTTCTTTTCTTGCATTTACTGTTTGTTTGATTGACCATTTAAATACACAGAATTGTGCAATAATTGTTGGTAAAATACTAACAAACAACATAATGAGTGCCAAAACTGTAATTAAAGCACCCAAACCTGCCAAGATTGTCATAAACATAGGTTTATCCCTCCTAAATTAATTTCTATATATTTGGATTCGTTCTATTATGTCTTTTTAAACAATTTTTTAATCTAATTAATAATACTTCTACGAGTCTTCTTGTTGTTGGATGGAAAAACATATCTGATTTATTATCTTCATACCAACTAAATATAGACATTGGATTATTTTCTTTTATACTAAAACTATACCAATCACACAACATTTCTAATACATATTCGCAAGGCATCTTTAATATTGTAACACCGTCGTCATATTTGGTATCGTATGTACACCAGTACTGCCAATGGTGACCACTGCTGTGTAGGTGGTGTAATAAAGCATTGTTTAATTTTTGTTTACTTCTTTTTTCACCTGGAGCAGGATACCACCACTGTCTATAACCGTCAAACTCAGGCTCTTCGAACTTTCCGTTATCGTGAAATTCAATTAATTTATCTAACTTTGCCTCATCTAGACAGGGCATTAATTTTTTACATTTATCTATGAATCCAATATCTCGGAAAAACTGTAAAGACTGTTTTACTCTGTCTTTATGTTCTAGTATATGTGATATTTCTTGTTGAATATAAGGCGCTAATGGACCTGTAGCTAATGGTAAATTCATTTCCTATCCTTTACATCCAAACACCCGAAAGTCCCTTATAATACTGTACTAAGTGTCTTACACATCCAGCAAATCCTTCATCTACTGTGCTTAGTTTGTCGTCAGAACCTTTCGCAATTGCTTGGTCATCTATTCTTAATTTTGATATATCATTTATTATGCCATAACATTGTTTTGATAGCATAACTTTTTGTTTTAGGAATCCTTGCTTTAATAGTTGTGTACTTTTAATAATATCTTCGTCATTAATATAATCAAATATAATATTGTAATTTGATACTGAACTAGATAACGATTTATTATTAGAACAATCTAGTAAAGTGTTTCCTCCCTTTACATTAATTATACAAAAATCCTCAAAATCTTTTATTGCAGTTAATCCTTCGAACACATATTCCTTTTCAAATGTGTATGTATCTTTAGCATAATCTATTCGGCAGGCACATACTTTTATTTTATCCCTACTAATTGTTCCAGCATAGCAATAATTACGGAAATTAGCCTCTGTATTAACCTGTACAAGGTTTTTATTTGTGAATGCGTTTGTGTATACACCTGCTCTAGAAGCCGTGAAGTGGTATATTACAAGTTGTGAAAATGCGTCTACAATATCGTCGTGTTCCAAATATGGAAATTTCATTAGTTGTTTAACCAAATGTCTTACATTAGGTGTATCCTCAAACATTACACTTCCATTTTGAACATAAACAGAAGCAATACCTAATCTTTGAGTTTTACTATCTGTACCTGGGTCAAATGGAACAAGTCCAGCAACTTCTGTATTTAAAAGTTGTAATAGTGCGGCACCATTTGCCTTATCTTCTAATATCTGTATAAGTGCTGGAGAAATTCTTTGCAGTCTAATCATTAATTCTTTTTCTTTAATTAATGCTAAATGTTCTTCCCAAGCATCTGTTATAAGTAATTGTGCGGCTTTTCCATATCCAGCACAATAACCGTGAAAGTCATTGCTCTCTTTATCCTTTACAGGACAGTCGTGAGAAGCATATTGTATTTCAGAATCCCTAATAAACAACTTGGCATCTTCTTCTTTGACCCAATGTATATAATTTTCTTTGATTATATTGTCTAAAGATGCTCCCGGGTCCTGATTATATTGCGTGTCAAAGTTAGCACTACCAACCTCTGCTCTTACGGCTGTATAATCACCAAATCGTTCCTGCCATAAAGGTTGTCCGGCTTTTACTTTAACAACTTTACCACTACAAGGAAATATAATAGTTTCGTCCGCAGTTGCAAGTGCCTTTAATTCTGTATGACTGTATGTTTTTCTTAATTCCTTATCGTCTAATATTGTACCACTAATATCACCAACACCAAGTCTTTGTTGTATGTGCCATATAACACCTGTGCTCTTATTATTAAGACGAGTTGGAAGAGTACCTCTAAAAAATGTTATGGCATTTTTCATTACTTGCTTATCTTTTGTAGCGTGGTCGGCAGATATTAGGTCGTCGGCAATTATTATATCGGCACCGTGTCCAGTAAAAGATGTCATACAAACACTATACATTTTAGCTCCGCCCGACAGTTGAATCTCTGACGCAGAAGACATTGTTAATTGTAGATTTTTATCGTCTCCAAAATAATATTCGTATTTGTCACTCTCTAACACCTTTTTTCTTTTTTGGTTCATTTCTGTAGACAAACCACTTGTATGAGAAACAGAAGCGGTTGTTACAGGTGCTATTGTAGATAACCAAACAGGACCACATACATTTAGAATTGAAGACTTAGAATGACGAGGTGGCATATTCCAGTCGTGGTTATGAACATAACTGCCCCCAAATGTACTATCCCTTACAGGGCAATGTCCACCTGTTTTCTGTTTAAGTAATAAATACTTCTCGTCGCTTATCCAATCACGCCATATATAATCTGGGAGAAAATGTTTTACAGAAAACATAAAACATTCACTTAAATATTCCATAGTCCAATGTGGCTGTAATTCAAATGGCTCGTATGTGTTCCAAAATTCTAGAATAAAGTGATATAAACTCTTTTTAAGCAATGTTTTCTTTAATTGCTTTAAATTCATTGATATTGGCATTTTGTTCGTTCCTCTTACTATAATTATACACAAAAAAGTAAAGACCTTAACAAACTTAATTGCCAAGGTCTTTACTGTATTAGGTTGGAAATGTTTGAAATGCCAGAGGGCATTGATGAAATATCAAGTACTTTTACATTATAACTATAATTTCATAATAAGTCAATTACTTTAACTGACTTATTTGTCTGATTAGCTAATTATTTACTGTTTTAAAATATCCAAGAGGACTTTAGAGTGAGTTAATGTATATGACTACACCTATCTGGTGTTAGGTATAGTCGGTACAATTTATTAAAAACTATCTCCAGTCGTTCCCCGTCGTTTCGTTATAATCCGTATGTTCTTTGCTGTTGTATATTATTTCCTTGTATAGGTTTCTCGTGTTTTCCTGCCCTGCACTACATACAACAATCATTATAGATTAACTATAATGCCGCCACAGCATTTCTGCCAGGTCTTTCCTCCTCGCTTTATTTTATAGAGTTTTGTTTAGCGCTCAATTTCTCTTAACGGTATACACTCTGGAACATACGGATGCAGTTATATACACCGAGATGACTTTATTGTAGAGGCTCACAACACCCAACAGCGTTTTTATACTTGCCTGCCACTACAAGTCCAATAGATAAAAAATAAGTGATACCCTAAACACACAAACAACACAATGGATATCACTTATTTATAAATCAATATTTCTATTGAATTTAATCAGTTATTAAATTGTAGTATGTTGTTTGTGCTTTATGTTCATATATAATATAACACAAACAATAAGGTGTGTCAACAGTATTTTACAACTTCAATGTAAAAATTTTTATAACTCTGTTAAATCTATTAAATAGAGGATTCTTAAATACTAGGTGCATTTCAAATAGTGCGTCCGGTTCTTGACTTTCACGAGTAAGTATGTCCAAAACATACTTATTTCTACGCCTTCTGCCAAACAACCTACTATCGAATTTTTTATCTATTATGGTATCCTCTATAAACTGTGCGAACAACTCTTCCAGTAGTACAAGGTCTGTGCTTTTTATCTCATTTACAAAGGTGTCAGTCTGTATAGACTTATACAGCAAGTGTTGCATCGCCAAGTTTGAATATCTTTGATGTTCTACGCCGTCTATTGTAACGGTTGTATTATACCTTTCTTCCATTCTTGTCGTATTCTCCTACATAGTACTTTATGATTGGTGGTACCTTATACGCCAGGTACACACACTTCTCTGAACAGTCCCAAGTGTCATAAATTACACCATCTACACAACAACAAATATGTCCTGCCATACGAAGTATATATACTCCTTTGTTGTATTTTTGTGTAAATCTGTGACCATTCATTCTAGGAAGACCTTCTACAGCCGGAAAACTAAGTTTAGTTGCTCTGAGTTCTTTCTCTACATAAGGTTTCCAGTTATTATTACTATTGAAGTGCTTAGCTCCTGTAACCTTTTTGTAACGATTAAGCTGTCTTGCTACAATAGTATAATCAAGTCCTGTTGCTTTTGTAATAGCTCTCTTAACACAATCTGGTACAGACTTTCCGTCTGGGTGTGGGTTGTAATATTGGTACATAAAACCAAACCTCCTCTTTTGTTATATACTAATTATAACATATATTATAATATATGTCAAACAAAATAACCGGGTGTTTTAAAAATAATTAAAAAATTATTTTACCAAATATCCATCCATTGCCATATTACACAGTTTGTCTGCCATATTATTTCCTAGGTCTGTGTCGTGTCCTTTCACCCACTCAAATCTAATACTGCCAGGTCTAAAGTCCTTAACAAGTCTATCAAATGTATCCCACAAATCCAAATTTGTTTTTGCTTTCCACACACCACTGCAAATATTAACGCACAATTGACTATCACTTCTAATAGTTATATTTCTATAATTATTTCTGTTTTTAATAATGTTAAGAGCACTAATTATTGAGGTTAATTCCATTTTATTGTTGGTGGTATTATGTACACAACCGTTTAGATGTTCTTCTCCTACATAGGTGCCTTGATTATATGTTGACATATATACACCCCAACCACCTATGTTTTTGACATTACCATTTCCTCTACAAGCCCCGTCACAATATACCAGGTAGTCTAATCTACCTTTATATCGTTCGTCGTGTGTACCCAAAATTTGCTCGGATTTTTGGGTAATTTTGCTTAATACATTATTATATGCGTCTAACTGACCTTTATAATAATTATAACCTATGTCGTCAAATTGTATTGAATTTACTCTAGGTTCAATTTTACCTATTTCAGTCTGTATAAAATTAATTAATGTATCATCTTTGGTCACTAGTCTCTTTTCTCCAAAACTATTTTTTTATATAATTTACAAGATTCACATTTTCCATCGCACCAAACATCTCCATCTGCAATATATGGACATTTAGTTAAATTAAGTTCTTTTGCTATAGTTTCTCTATGCTTTTCGGGGGTCATTATTAACTCCTAGTATTTGTATCTGAAATGACATCCCTCAGACATCTTTTCAAAATCCAAATTAAGGTCATTTAAATAATTTCTAATATCGTTAACTGCCACAGGATATCTGTCTAATACCCAATTCAACAGTGAGTGACTATAATCTACTTTGCGTCCATTTTGATAAACCTCTATTGCTAAACTAATTGGTTCTGGGTTGCCAATTTCATAACCCATATGAACATAGCATTCATCAAAAATAGTTTTAAATTCTGTGATAACATTCATAGCAATAATTCTTGCCATATATGATGCGGACCTATCTACCTTAGTAAAGTCTTTGCCACTAAAACATCCGCCACCAATTGGAATTGTTGGTCCATAGTTATCGCAAACAAGTTTTCTTCCTGTTAGTCCGCTATCCGCAGTTGGTCCACCTACTGTCCACAACCCGGCTGGGTTTACACTTAATTGTGTGTGCAAAGGTGGTTCAATTAGGGCTTCAACATAATTCCTAACTTGTTGCAATGTTACACCTTCTTTGTGACAAACACTAACTACAATCTGTTTGAGTTCTTGTTGTTCGTTAAGAACTACTTGAACCTTTCCATCACCTTTTAGAATTGTGTTTGGATTATTTTCCACATCGTCTTCAATCTTCTGTATAAGTTTTATAGCAATATGTTGACCTTTTGGAAGCATAGATTCTGTTTTATTACAAGCATAACCAATCATAATTCCTTGGTCACCTGCACCTATACAATCATTATATCCAACAGCATTATATATTTCACAACTTTGTGGTGTAATTAGGTCTATAAATTGATTTATAGTATATCCGAGTTTTTGTGCTACTTTATCTGCTATTGCTTTATGATTGGCAACAAAATTATTCTTTACAGTTACATTTCCACCAACAAGAACTGTATCATTTTGTACAAATGTTTCTATATTACAATGACAATTTTTATCATAATTGTAATATTCTTGGAAAATAGCATCGCTTATTTGGTCTGCATACTTGTCGGGATGCCACTTTGTTACCTGTTCTGTGCTATACCATTGCATATTATTTTTTTACCTTGTTTAAGTTGTTCCTTGTATTTAAGATATGCTTTACCGCAAGGATATTTAGTGTTTGCACTGACATCTTTGTACCTTCTCATTTGTTCATAAAAACAAATTTCGTCGTTGCTTACTTCACAACACTTACAGAATACAAATCTTAATTCGCCATTTTTTCTCAATACTCTTGTGCCGAATAATGCTTCCATTTTATTTTCAAGACTTTTTTCAGCACACCCAAAGTTTTTAGAATTTAGTGCCATAATTACTCCTCCAAGTATTATATTATATATTAATTATACTTGAAATACTTGTGTTTTACAAGTAGTTATTTTAATTTGGTTAAATAAAATAAGTGTACAAATATCAAAATGCCATTCAATATCCATACACTTAGGGCGTTTATTAATATTCCATAAATCACAAAAACTGCGGCACCAATAATATTAAATAGTCTAATTGTTCTAACATCTTTAAATAAAAAAGAAATTAGAACAAAAATTCCAGCTAGAAGACCTATTAATTCATACATAATACACCTTCTCTAATAGAATAGGTTTATATCTATATCGTATTCTTCGCAAATTCTTTCAAACCATTTAGTATTTCTGTTACAATAAGCATATTCAGATTCATAAGCAATTTTTTCTAAAAGTTCTCTTATTGTTTCTTTAGTTTTACTATAACTATATTTATGTACGGCATTTGCAGGTTTGTTATAATCTATAGTAAGTTCCCCATTGTTTGATGATACAGCGAATTTGTGTTCATATGGATTGTCTGTGTATAATTTATACGCATTGTCTTGATATGTCACTGCACCAGGAACATTCATAAGCATTTTTGTTATTTCATTTACTTGCTTTTCTTCATCAACCATCACTCCACCTCGACACCGTATTTTTCTTTAAAGAATTTATAAATATCACTTAATAAGATAAGATTTTCCATTCTCGGATTATCATCTACATTATAATAAGTAGGCTTCGCCACTCTTTCTGCCCAAGACAAAATCTCTCTTGCTGTTTCTTTTTCTTGTTTGTAGCCTGCGTTGTAGAGTGCTTCGGCAATTTTTGCGTGAACACTATCTTTTAACTTGTCATCTTCACAAGTTGCTAATAAATATATACACTTACCGTCCAGTTCTTTGGCAAAATCTCTAATGATTTTCGCCATTTCTTCAATAACTTTGTTTTCATCGTTCATTTTTAAACCTCACATAAAAAACATCTCTTGGGTCAATTGAATAAATATTGTCGTTGTAAAAAACCTGTAAAAACTCACCATAAAAGTTTTGAACAAAACCTGTCACAACAACATTTGTGTCTTTTGGGATATTTCCATATCCTCTTGCTTTTTGGGTTTTCCAATCTTCATTACACAGAGATTTTTTTGTTTTTACAACAGAACCTTTTTGTAACACATAATCTTTTTCGTCTGCAAGCATAAACACTTTGGTTTCAAATTCAATCATCTTACACATCTACTTTTCTTCTTTTTTGTAGGATAAATTTTGCTTATTTCATCAGCAACCCTTAACCCAAAACAATTAAAAGGGTTAAAGTCATATTTGCAATTTTTACAGTCATTCTCTTCAACTTGTTCACTACAATCTATTAAAGTTTGAATAACAACTCTTGAAATTTTATATCGAATATCGTCACTCATCTTGCTTCTCTCAACCCCTCGGGTTTATTCTTCAAGTTCAAACCCATATTTATTTGCAACAGCCCTAAACAAAGGTTTTCCATAAGGTGCGTAGTCATCAAAATCTGCAAATTCGTTTTCCAACACTTTACACCAAGCCTTTACAACTTCATACATAAAACTTGATGATATGCCTCTTTCGTTTTGTGCTTTTTGCCAACCAAACTGCACATCTGCTTTGAGTTGTTGCAAAATGTTTTCTTCTGTCCACTCTTTTGGTCGAGATGAAGACATCTTTTCTTCATTTATACAGACAAAGCCAATCTGTGCCATTTGTTGTGTTGTGAGAAATTCGCACAATCTCCTACCAAATCTATCGTCCATAAATGTTTCATATTCTGAATAGTTATTCAAAATTTCTTCAATAGTTTTCATTTTTGTTCTCCTTTAAGTTCTTGCAACTTTGCTTTTGCTTCTTCTTTTGTTAAAAAGACGGTTTTGCCAATTTTAGATTTTGTAAAGACCGTTGCTTCATAAGGGCGACTCGCTTCTATTCTTTCCACTACTCCGTCACAAGAATATGTTATGGCTGTGATATTAAACTCAACAATCTCCCAACCTAATACATAGCAAACTTCATATACCTTTTTTGGAAACTCAATCAATCTGCCCTGCTTTAAAAGTTTATCCGCTACTTGTTCGGCAATATGGTCTATATCCTCGCTATAAATCAACCCTGCGTCATCGTCGGAATCCCTATAAATCACATTGTTGTTTATTGCTTCCTTTACTGCTAAAATAATTTTGTCTTTCATACTTCCTCCACATAGCACCAAGATTGAGGTGGTCTTGTAATTGAACAACAATTCCTTTTATTGTCATCAATACACTTTGAACAATCCGTTCCTTTCGGCTGTTTGCAAGAGTGGTAAAACTCGCCCAACTCTTTTGGCTTGTCATAGATAACAAGGTTTGATATGTGCCAGCCGTAAAAGGAGTTAATCCCTTGACCTATGTACTTTCTCAAATCTTCCCAAGTTAAGCACGAATTTTCACAAAGGTAATTTCCCTCACCGTCTTCTGCAACATACTGCATTTCTATTTCGTCATAGCCGTCCCAATCTTTCTTGCGAATAACCTTATTTATGCGTTCGTGGGTTTCATTGTTCCAAAATTCACCTTGAAATTCGTCTATCTTGTCGCAGATAAACTCGCCAATGACTTTGCCGTCCAACCTTGTAAAAACTCCGTCCTCAAGTCTTTCAAGTATATATTTATCTTCTTTTGCTTTTGTGCAATAAATCAAACACCTAAACGGCACTTCTTGCTTTGGTCTGGTCTTTCGCACCTCGATTTCTTTTTCGTAGACAGGCGTTCCGTCTGCCCTCTTGTAGATTTCATTGCATATTTTTGCAACCCACTTTGGTTGTGTTGAAATTAAAACTGATTTCATAATTTCCTCAATAGTTTACAATTTAGTTTACGATTTAGTTTACGAAGTAGTTTACACCTCGTAGTTTTTTAGTTTACAGTTTATTCCTCAATTTGAAATAATGGATGCCAAGTGTGTTTTTCTGTCCACGAGCAACATTTAATTCGATATTCTTTTACCGGGAAGCCTGCTTCAATAAACTTTCGCATCAATCTTGTTATTGCGTGGCTTAATTCTCTCAACCTGGTTCCAGAATTGTTCTTCATTTCCAAGGCATCGGCGATTTCGTGTAATAGACTATAATTATGTATTCCAACACTTGATGTACTATATTGTGGATTATGAGATTTACAGCATTCTTTAACAATCTTTCTAAACCCTCTGTTCCGTTTCTTTTAAGTTGTTTTTGTACACAGTAATAGGATAGACCAAGTTTTGACGCCCACTCTTTAGCAGTTAGATACGAACCTTTCCAATAGTACTTCTGATTCACATACACATTGTTAGGGGCAGTTTCCCCTGTTCTTATAATACATCTACCATCTTCGTACTCGGCGCATCTACTATATTGGTCGCACTTTAAACAGTTTGTTACCGGAACATTCCAATCTTTAGGTAGCATTCCAGTTACCCCTTAATTTATTTACCGTCAAAAAGTAGTTCTCTACATAAGTTTCAATAAGGTCAAAATTTTCTTGTGGAACTGCACCACAGTCGTATTTTTCCTGAAGATTAAAATAACATTGTTGTAGATACCTATTATTGTGCCAATCTTTAAATAGATTTTCTGGCAAGTTGGAATCTTCGCATTTAAATTTAGTACACCACCAATCCAATACTTCTACCAACTTACTCATATTATATTTAATTCCTCGTTTATCCATCTCTGAACAAACTAACATTGTATAGCACTTAAAATGTGTTATTGGATAGTCAAGTACCTTATTTACTATACTTGATTTTGGAGTTCCGTGTTTGTCTATTGTACCTTTAATGGCAAGCAGTTCTCTCCATTGTGCTACAATTCTATTGTTATCCAGATATGGTAGCAAATCTTTATGCCACAATCTCATTTTCTTTCCTCCACGAATTTATTATGTAGGTGATTAACCAAATTTTCTAGTTTCTGTATTCTTACCTGTTGTTGGTTAATTTTAGAATTCTTTTCGTATATTAATATTAATACGGTTGAAATTAACTTAGCTGTTACAGCGTTATCAACTGCGGCTGTATTATTCTCGCAATTATATTTTAGCTGGTGTAAATCACAAATAAGTTTAGATTGCTCTTCAATCGTCATATCTGTCCTCCATATACAAATCTACTTCTCTGTTG